AAACATTGCTGCACTAGGATCCACACGAGCAGCAGTAAACTGTCTGCCTAATCGGACTTGTCCTCCAGAGACCTGTCCGGGTTGACCTTTAGGTGAAAAAGATTCTGGTGCAACTTGGGTATTGGGTTTAACTGGTTCTGGATTCATCCATCCGGGGTTAATTGGCATTTAGTATCTCCTTAATTACGCTGGGCCTAGACCTGCGCTTACGCCTGCTGTATATCCACCCAGCCCTTGAGCTGCGCCACTAACAACACCACCAATAAGTGGCATTACGGTATCTTCCATCTGAGGTTTAGCAGCCGAACCCATTTGATTTGGAATAAATACATTATTAGTCATACGTGACATCATGGAAGATGTTTGTCGGCTAATATTTCTTATAGACTGTCGTTCGTTCTCTTCGATCTGCATTGTGTTGTCTAAAGCATTAAGAGTTGATGACATAAGCATAGCTTTTTGTGTGCCTCCGCCTGCCATGTTAGCTGTGATAGCACCTTTTGCTTGCATGGTAGATCTATTAAGAGCATTGTTTTGAAATCTTGTTTGCTTTTGTAATGCTACAAGTGATTCATCTTGGAACAGATAGGCTGATTTCATAATAGCACGATTGCGTTCAGCTTGCTTCATCTCTTGGTGGACAGCTTGGAACATTTGTCTTCCGTTCTCTACGCCTTTTTGTAATTCGCCCTCCATCCAAGCCTGTGTGTTAGCTCTGTTACGAGCGGCTGCTGCATTTGAACCAGCAATACCTGACATAACTCCAGAGGCAACACCTGCTACAGCTAATCCTGCTAAAATACCCATTAATCTTCTCCTTTTATAAAATTAAATATCTCATCTAATCTTTCTGTTAGTTCTTCTGTGTATACAATTTTAATTGCAGAAGATGGTTTTGTTTTAAGCCAATTAAAAATATTTAATGTATGCTCTTGTAGTACAGAGTCGGCAGTTAAATTTGTTTTGACACCAAGCTGTTCTTCTTCTAATGCTAGTGTACGCAAAATGCTTTCTCTCTGTGCTTTCTTGTTTTTTCTTTCAATAAACAATACTCTTTTAACTAAATGCGATGGTGTTTGTAATAATACATGACTCCATAGCTTTAATAAACGCCCTTTGTATTTGTCCGTATGAATGCCGTTGTTTACTTCCAACGGATCTACTTCCCAATACCCAGCAGGATTTTGTTCTTCTACATGTATCCACGGAATAAATTTATTGTCTGCTGCAATAGGGATATTTTGTTTAATGGCTTCTTGAAGAATATAAGAAGTACCTACCCTAGGTCCAATGCCTGTTATACCAATCATTACCACCCCCACTGATTACGTTTAGATTTTTTCTTAGGGGTTTCTTTTATTGCACCACTGTGTGATACATAATTACCTGCCCTAAAATCATTAGCCCATTCTTTAACTTCTTCTTCCCAGTTACTTTGCTTCCGCATCTCAACCGCCTTATCAGTACTTAGTACCATAAGATCTTTATAGAACTCTACTGCTGAAGCCAATGCATCAACCCTATCGTCATGCTTAAGGCATCCTCTTAGGTCTGTAAGGCGTGTCAATTGCATTTGGTTCTTCTCATCTTTAGCTACACGACGGTCCCAACAAAGGCGATGCTGAGCCATCACAGGCTCTAGCGTAGAAAGCATTCTAGTTTCTTTGCGTCCTGTTACTCTGAACTCCTCAATGCCTACTCTGCCACAGGTTTCTAGTAATATAGGTGTAATAACTTTAGAGAAAAGACCATCACCAAAGTTAGATTCAATGCGTACAAGATTGATGTTGTACTCAACGCACATTTTAGCAATCTTATTAAGCGTTACGTCACTGTAACCACCGTCCCACCCTGTTAGCTCGTGAATATAGATCATACCACCCGCTGAAGAGGCTACACATACAGCTGTTTCGTCTGCACCACGGCCTGATGGGTCAATAACCATATGTCTATGCTGATAATCTAAGTATTCTTGAGAAACAAACATAGGTTCCATGATCATATCACCTGATAATCCCCAGCTAGGCATCTTTTTATTAGAGTTTTGCCCTTGCCATACAATTTTTTCAGGTGCTGAGCTAACATCTACATCTATTACTACAAGATCAGATAGCTTTAATGGGTATTTATCTGTGTCAGACAGGGTAGTGTCTAGCATGTACTGCAAAGCAAATGCTTTTGGACCAATCTTAGCTTTTCTTTCTAATAACATTTCTTTATCAAACCGTTCAGGCTGTGTAGATTCGCCTGCTTCAAAGTTTAATTCCCAAATCCAATCAGCAATGCCTTCAGCCTCACCCGGAAGAGAAATATCCGGCATCATAGCTGGGTATTTTACAATAGGATAGGATGATTTTAATGTTGTGTAGATAGATTCAGCAGAGTGAGGTGTACCTAAGAACAAAACCCTAGATCCCTTGTTTCTTACGGACTCTAACTCTGTCAACTTATGCAAAAGATTCTCTCTTGCTTCAACAGTTTGTGTATTGGTAGAGATTTCTACATCATCACAAATAACTAGATCAGAGTGCAGCCCTGTAATCTGTGACGTAGAGCCACGAGCTGTACAAGACATGTCCTGAGTAAAGGTTGTCCTTACATTGTGATTAAAACCAAGAGCTGAGTCTTTAGTATGCTCATTAGGGATCATGTGGTTGCAATAAGGTACAACACTAAGGATCTTTCTGGTCTGAGATACAAACTCAATAGCTTTCTGTTGAGTTGCTGATAGGACAAGCACGGTTTTGTCTGGATTAACCAGCATAAACCAAGAGGCAAACATAGCCGTGAGGGTAGATTTACCCGTACCACGGCCAGCTGCCAAGATAAGATCATTTGGTCCCTCTTGAAGCTGTCTTGCAATCTCATATTGCATTGGGGTTGGTTCGCCTAGTCCCAGATACTTCATACAAAAATATACATGATTACGAAAATCATTTAAGACCTCTTCAGTTGGAATCATATGTCACCTACTAGTAAGTTGCTTCTTTAATTTTAAATGGTGCGGATTCAGCCATAGCTTCCTTCACTTTTTGCAGTGCTTCATTAGGAATACTATCAGCTTCTTCTCTATTGTCATTAACAATACCGCGTACCACTGTGTATAAACCTGGACCACACTTGTCGGGATCCCTTAGATCCCGAGCAAGCGCATCCAGTAACATTTCATTTAGTTGTTTTACTTTACTCACTTGGAAATCACTTCTTTAATTTTAGAGATTGGAATAATACAACCACCAATGTAACCTGCTAGTGCCATTAGGCCAGCAAACCAAAGGCTTCCTAGGAAACCGCTAATACTTGCTAAAATCATTTAGACTCCTTCATTTGTTTTTTGTATGCAGCATTAAAATCCTTATCGGTTGCCCGCATGACTGCCACCGCTTCTCGATAGGTAGTCTCTTTGTTTGGATCTTGTGCTTGCAATAGTAACTTTGCCGACTCCTTTTTAGGAGTTGGTATAAACGAACTGAATGTTCTCATTAGTGCTTTGATAGGATAACCTAATCCTAAATACCAAAGAATAACAAAAACTCCAATAACAGATGTACTAATAAAACCCCATTTGATTAAGCCAGCCCACCAAGGGACACTATCTTCAACATTGGGAATTTCTTGGATCACCTCCTCGGCTAGACTTACGATGTAGGCTTGTTCCTTGGATCCCTCACTGGCTTCAACTTGAATTTTATTCACATCAACATACCCGGTTACTCGGGCTTCTTCATTAATACTATCAAAACGACTCTGACTGCTGTGTGCAGTGCGTGCAATTTCCATGGTATTATTACTAATTTTTTCTACGCTTGAGCAACTAACGCCCAGACTCAAGAACACCAAGCCTAATACGTAAACCTTCAATTCTCTCCTCCAGCCTTGCATCAGTAGCTGCGAACTCTAATTGAGAACCAACTAAATCTCTAGCAATTTCTTTAAGTTCAATTAATTCAGCGTGATTATATTCAATCTTTGCTTGGCTTTCTCCTAGCCTAATAAATACTCCTGCTAATCCTATTGCTAGGACAAGGATTTGTAGTACCTGTAATACAGGATTTAAACTATCTTTCTTCATATCCTTCTCCTTTATCTTAACCACGCAGTGGAACTATTAAAGACACCACCTGCTACTGTTGTACAATCACACGGAGAAGCGGCATACAATGCTTTTGCTCTGGTTTCACATGTTCCACCATTATCGTCATAGCCTTCGTACTTCGCTTCAGAGAATGCTGCACAAATACATTCACAATTCCATCCGGGGTGTCCTTCGCCCCATTCTTCTGGAGGTGTAAAACACCAATCAAAATCATCCCATTCTGCTTCTATAGCACATCCAATAGCAACACCACCACCAGAACAACCAGAGACCCCAGCATCAGGAGTATGCCAAGCTCCGGGGTGGTACTCCCACCAATTACCACAGAACGGTTCAACTTGACCACAAGATGTACATTGATAGCCTTGATCGTTAGAGCAATTGCTCCAAATAATATTAGCTGCGGAGTTACTGTAAGTTGCCCAATCAGATTCAGACCAGTCTTGGTTTGCTTCTGTCATTCTAATCATATACACACTAGTAGGCTGGGCCGTGGGTGTGCAACACATGTTAGAATTATTAGGATAAAGAAGATTAATGCCACCGACCGTTTGCCAATCGTCATTACCATTTTCACCGCAGGGACAAGGGGACTGAGCATGACCATGGTGATTTGTGTTGCTCCAACCAGGGTCAAGAGGATCAGTACCGCTCGGTCCGCTATCATCATCATAAGCTCCTGATACTGTACAAGGGCACCAAGGACCGGGAGATAAAATATCACCACCCCATGCATGGCCTACCCCATAAGGGAACCCATCCATTGAGGACCAATCTTTATTAAACTGAAGTAATTTAAATTCATAAGATGCATCAGGCGCTAAGTATTGATTTGCAGCTGGGTCAGGATTAAATCCACTTTCCCATGAATAAACACCAGCACCAATTAAATCTTGTCTACCTGTACTACCAGACCATCCTTCGCTTCCTATTGAAGTACCCCAACACCATTTGTTAGTTGGCATACCAGTAGAATCAATAGAATCAAAACCAACTAATGCAGTTCCACCCGGAGGAAAACTAGAATCACATTTATCTAGTGGCACATTCCAAAAGAAATATTTTGGTAGATTGAATGCAGCTTTTTCTGGGTTAAGTCTCGCATATCCGCTACAAACATCTGAATAAGTAGTTGGAATAGTATCAAGAACCATACCAATAAATTTATCTTGAGTAGCATCATTACTATCCGAAGCATTCCATTCTAATCCAGTACCATTTACATATTTCCATGCCTTAGGCTGAATCCAAAATTCTTTTATTACTGGTTCTGGAGTTTCCCAATCAGAAGCTTCATTAATAAATGGGTTTGCGCTGGTGTGATATTTACCAAAACAAGATGTTCTGTATCTTACAAATAAAAATACTTGACCATCACCATCCCATGTGTGCCATCTATCAGAAGCACTTGACCCATTAGATTCAGCAAAGAAGTTAGCGTCATCTGCATCTCCATTATAGTTTGCAGCAAAATCGTAAGCCGATCCAGTACCGTTTGTCTTGTTAGCTACTAAGGCTACAATAATTTCTTTGTGTGTTGAGTATTCATTAGCAACATCTTTGTTTCTGTTACATGGAAAGTTTCTAGCCCAAATAGAAGCATTAGAGCTTTGACCACAATATCCTCTATTGTTAGTACTATTTGCCGCTACACTAGTATTCCAACTAGTATTAGTAATAACAACCCACTTAGCTGTTCTATCTGCTGGAGAACTAGAGTTATCTAGTTTAACATGAGGCACAGTATTTGTATTGTTTACAGAAGTGTATGATCCTCGATTAAAATCTACATCACTTCTAAATTGAATAGGTTTAATAAGATCTGAAAACGACTCTGCTCCTCTCATATTAAAATAACCTAAGATATCTCCTGTTTGTTGACAAGAGTTTGGTAGGTTAAAAGAAGGTAATTGGTTCTCTACTCCCTTGTTTCCTTGGGACTCAAACTCAAAATACTCTAAGGTATTTGATAGCCTATTAATATTGAGTGCCCTGTCTATGTCAATAGATTGGACATCTTCTATTTCTTCTACTTCTTGATCCCACACTATAGCATTTGTAGCAGAATCCCACCCACCTGATTTGTCTATAGAATTTATAGTAGCTGGACGAACCCAAATTCTTTCAATAAAATTACTAGCAGACTCAGTTAGGCTGTTAATGTTAGGTACTCTTCTAATAATTGTACCCCATGAACCCCACTCTAATTTATTAAGAGGGTATTCTCCGTTATCATTTGTTGCACTTGCTCCGGGTTGAACCCAGTTATATCTTGTATATTCTGTTGCAAAACTTTGTGGGTCTTGTCCATAGTTTGTAAAGAACCACAATGATTTGTTTAGTCCTTCTCCTTTTTCAATCAAGTCAGGCAAAGCAACAAAAGATCCTTGTGTATACCACTGAGGATAATTAGAAGTACCGGGATTATTAAACTGACACCACTCACAGTAGTGATCTTGTCTCCAGATAGCTCCGTCTTGGGGATTATCAGCACCGGGAAGATGAGGGTAGACTTGAACCGGCGTGCCAGTAAGATCTCTAATCCAAATTTCACCAATCTCAAAAGCTTTTCCGCTAAAATCTCTAGCCCACACGCCATCAACTTCTACAGGATTGCCACTGTTGTCTCTAATCCATAGTCTGTTTTCATCTTCTGCACCCATTACGTCCTCTTTCTAAAAATAATTTGATTAGGAGGACCGGACTCATCTGCGGGATTTGCAGTGGCTTCAATCACTTTGAAATACGGTGCAGACTGTGCGTTTGTTTCTCCGGGGTATCTATAGTTATCATTAGAGCCATTGTTTCCATTATAAGTTAAAGCTAATTGGCCTTTTACTACAGGTTTTTCTCTATCAACAGCGCCTACCATGTAAGGATGAATGGCATCAGACTCATTGCCACTAGAAGGGGATGTACCATCAATCCTAGTGGTAGCATGGTTTGGCTCTGCGTGATCTAACATGTTAGCCACTGTGGTTGCAGACACCCCAGTAATAAACCCACCAGAAACTACAACGCTAGCCATTTGAAATGTACCGTCTGTATCTAAATCAACATCTGTTTTTCTAACTGCGTGTTTGTTTGAAGTTGGTGCATCATTTACAATAAGCTTTTGAAAGTTAGACGCAGTTTCACTTGAGCTAATTACTGTTCCTGATGTAGTAACATTACCGTTGGAAGCAATGCCCCAGTTTGTAGCTGATACAGCATTACTTTCCATAGCTAGTGTACCATCGCAGTTAATACCACCATTAAACTCGGCTGATTGTGTAAACTCAGCTGTACCTGTAACAAGAATAGTATCACTTGCTGCATTACCTAAAGTAGTGTCTCCATTGACTACAAGGTTTCCTGATAAAGTTAAGTTAGCTACAGTAAACACACCTTCTACTTCTAAATCCCTAGTCCAAATTTTTCTCCATTTTTTATTAGTAGCACCTAGATATAATCCATCACTTCCATCTGTTGAGTTTGAAGTAGGTTCTAGGTTTCCTGATACAGTTAAAGCACCTGTGAGTGCAGCACCAGAAATAGCTAATGTCTCGCAAGCAATAGCAGTAGGGGTAATAGTTGTAGCAGAACCATCATTACTTTTTACATATATAATAGCGTCTGCATCAGTAGACCCTTGAACTGTAAGTGTTGCTACATCTGTAGAAGATAACGTACCTAAGGTAAATGTTGCAGTGTCTCCACTGTAAGCCCAAGTAGATTTTCCACCAGTAGAACTTAAGGAGGTAATGAATGTACCTTCAGTCTTAGCAATAAAGTCCCCAGCAAAATCACCGGCTGAACAACCACAGCCACCGCTGGCTGCTGAAACAATTTCAATTAAATCAATATTCTGTGCCATTAGTTTTCTCCTTAGGTGGGTTCCTTGTGTGGTCTAGCGGGTAAGACGTATACAGTAGTAGCTGATACTGCAAGACCAACAGGGTCTACAAGTGCGCCAGCTGACGTAGGTCTGGTCTGTGTAATGTTGCCAGTTCCACTAAGCCAACAATAGTTTCCTACTTCTAAGCTTGAGAAACCACCAACAGAACCAGAGAAAATAACATTAAACGATTGGTTGCCATTTGATCCAGTCTTATCATCAATCACGCCAATAGATAATTTAGAAGGATCAGATGCTACAGATTTAGTCCATAACCCTGAGCCATTATCTAAATAAACAACATCACGATCACTGAGTGCTGTGTTAGATCCTGTAATAGCAAGGGACAATCTGTTTGTTGCTGGGATACTTCCTGTTTCTTTAGAAATAACTCCGTTAGCATCAGCTGAAAGATAGGTAGCATTAGCTAGCGTTGCATCTTTAAACTCACCTCCGGTTACAGTACCAGTGACAGTGGCGGTTCCTATAGTAGTAATATTTCCACTATCAGCATTAAAAGTTAACCTAGAAGTATAGTTATTACTAGAGCAATTATCTACAGTACCTAAAGTTATACTTCGTAAGAACCTAATGTCACTAACGGCTACTCCTCCACCAAATCCAACAAACGAACCATAACAATCTTTGTTAATTGTGGAGCCAAATACAATGTGAGGAGAGTTTAAAGCTGTTAAATCTCCTCGTGTCTTAAAGTCTTCCCAGACTAAAGTTTCATTAGTTGATCCGTCAATAGTAAATACATTGTTGCTCCTATCGTTATCTGTAGCGTCCTTATCAATAACTTGGAAAGAGGGTTGACTGTCTTTTCCTTTAATCCCCACAACAGGAGAAAAAGTTTCTTCTACTCCCGTAAAATTAAAAAATGTGCTGGTTCCAGTCGTTTGATTAAAGTAAGAATCCATATCTACATGAAGTTGAGAACGATCTAAATGAAGTTTACCAATGGCTGAGCTTATTAAACCAAAGCTAAGAAGGTTCGTATTATTATTACTTAAGACTTTTACTAGATCAACAGCTTGATTAGCATGTGCTTTAATATGAAGCGCTTGAGCATTAGCATTTTGCGGTTCAATTGTATTCCACGCAAGCTCTGTTGTATCAATCCCCGGAATTTTTCTAATATATTGTAGATTATCTAACGAAGAGTCTGGTGCAACATTAGTCCAGATATTACTGCCGCTTGTTGGTTGATTAGCTGTTTCACTTGTATGATCCACCCCAGAATACCAAATTAAAAGAGTAGTTTCTGTTGTATTAGGATCATCATGAAGGACAGTATCACCAACTACATAAGGGTAATCTGCTTGCCAGTTAGGTAACGTTAAAGAACTAAAGAAATTATTAACTTCTGCTTTAGTATAATAGTTTGATAATTGTGCAGCAATGTAAGTATAAATGTTATCGTCATCAGTTACTACTGTACTATCTAGCTCTTGGATAAGATGAATGGCTTGTAAGTTTACTACATTAAGATCATCTGCATCAAGCTTAGCTCCATTTTTAAAACTAATAAACAAACTTTCTGATGTATCTCTTAACAGCCTAATCTCATGCGTAGATGCATTTATACTAGCAGGAAGTTCAGCACCACCTGAGGTAAAAGTTGCATTGGATAGACTAACAGTATTAGAAGAAGAATTATATGTCTCACTCCATGATACTTTTGTTAAAGATACCCATTCAGTAGCTCCTGTAGTTCTATAAAAAACTTTAAGTTGGGAGACACCCATTTCTGGGATCAAAGATAAATAAGAATCCCAAGTTACTGAGTCTACCTCATACGTAGTAGCTGTAAAAATCTTTTCAATTACAGTTGATGCTGTTCTATGTGACATTTATAACTCCTTATGTTGAGAAGACACGTTTTTGTGGGGTATCAGTAACTGAGAACTCAACCCTAACGCTAGATGGGATACCCAACCTAACGAATTGGATTGCTGTCTCAACGCTCACAGCTGCAATACTGTCTGTCTTAAGAGCCTGCAACTGGGCAGGGTCATTAGCAGTGTCACTAGTGCCATCAGGCTGTCTGACTGTAGCTGCACCATCAAAGTCAGTTGCAACATAATCAGCTAGCCAGCTAAGTGCTTGATGCCTGTAGTCAAAGTCAGGACCATCAAATTCATCAGCATATAAATCAACTACACCAATTCGTTTAAGCCTAGGAACACTAAGCACTAGATCAAAACCATCTCCGGTCTTAGATCTAATCTCAATATCTAAATCCTCATAAGGATATGATTCCCATACCTTAACTACATTAGCATCAAAGTCTTCAGGATAAATATGGTGTCCGTTATTTTCACTTGATGCACTGCCAACTTTAGTAGACCTAGTATCACCTGAGTTTGCTGAACCGTCAATGAATTTTTCAATAACAGCTCTAACTTGATAGCAACTTGCGTCAGGGCAGTCAAGTGTTGAGACCTTAGGAGTTCTAAAGCGTACACTAAAGACATACTCATCCTTTAGATCAGGAAGAACATTAGCTAGATTACTAAATACTTGGTTAGCCGGAATCAAATACGAATAGGCAGAATCTCTTGAAGCTTCTTTAGTAGCAGAGAAACCAGAAGCATCTTCACCATCAGCAGGAAGTAGCGAATATTTATTGTCACTATCTAATGCAAGGTGAGCTTTATTAAATGGATTAAAGTGTGACAGTTCATTATACTTTGTAGAATCATTGGCACTACCATTACTGTCAGCTGTAGTATCCTTACCAAGAATCAACCACTTCCAATAGAACCAATTGTTTCCTGTTGCTCCAAGGAATGTTTCTTGTGTCTTGGTAGCATAGGTTACGCCACCATGAGTAGAAGAATTGTATGGATTAGTATTATCTGTCATTAAATCCATATCACCAAGTGCATCAATGTTACCATCCCATTGTAATAGACTTGGTTCTGCTGCACCTACGCCATTGCCCCATAAGTGAGACAAGTAGTAAGTCACAACAAGAGGAACGTTTTTAGTTGACTTCCATACCCAACCATTTGTTGTTTCTGATGTACTACCAGCAGCTTCTTTGTCGGTTTGCTTAAGAGTATTATAAGTATACATAGGATAGATAAGCTCATTAGTAAAGTCTAAGTATGATTTTACAGTAGGAGTTGAGCTACTATTAGTAGCGTTTGGATAATCCTTAAGTGGATGTGAGCTTGCATAACCATAGTTAAGAGCAGTATCCCAATCAGTTTTATTAATCACTCTTCTAATAGAATTTAAGTACCTATCTTCTGAAGGTTTATTCTGAGGAGTTCCTGTTAAGATATTACCATTACAGTTTGTATCAATACAGTGAGGACCAAAGCCAGAACACCTAGATTTTTCTGGGTCAAACACAAAGCTCTTGATGTTATTAATAAACAACTTGTTCTTATGTGTATTATTAGAATCACCACTAATGCTTTGCCAGTTTCTATAATAAGCTGTATTAGTTGTAGTTGAGTTAGGAGTATTATCTCCGTCTAGTTCCCCAGCAGAGGACGTGCCTTCTGCATGATCTAGATAATCAAAGTCTCTAATATCAAAGTAAGATATTGGGTAAGCAGATAATCCAGTTCCGCTTCTACCTTCTGCTCTGCTTAATTCCCATCGCAAGGAAGCGTGTATAGCACCACCACTAGTAACACTGTTTACTTGTTCAGTAATTTTAGTTACTAGGTCACTGGTTGCATCAATTGTTTGTGCTTTAATCTGTGCAGCTGCTGCATAATAACCAATACCAAACGAAGTAATGGCATTAGGCACTAGTTTCTTATCAAGATTAGTAATACAAGTGCCAGCATTAGACCACTCGGTTTGGACAAGACCATCGCAATCAGAAAGATAGTAGTTATCTAACGTAGAATCTGAGCCTAAACTATAACTAACCCAGTCAGTAAAGTCAAAGACATTAGTAATAGCCTTAACTTCGGTCTCTAGGTTCCTGTCAGTCCAGTTAGTACCATCAAACAATAAGAAGTCACCTGTTGATACAGTACCTAGACTAATGTCTGAGTGATTGCCTACAGGAACTTGCTGTACGATTTGCGTAGGCGAAGAACCAATAAACCCACCAGTACCATCCCATGATAAGACACTGTTTACTTGCACGGCACTTAAATCAAAGTTAACAGGCAATGATGTTGGAGGATCAAAGGTGATGATAGGATCTGAAGCGTCATTGTCCTGCCCACCAGTAAAGTTCCATGCTGTATTAGCTTGACCAGCACCATTAGCGTTCATCCTAGCGTTAAGCTCTGCACTATGTGTTAGGTTTTGTAAGTTACCAACTACTCCTGCTACACTTTGTTTGACAACAAGTCTATTGTAGGTAACATCAGTGTTACCATACGGATCATATGTTGCTCGTTGTGTAGTAAATTTAGAACCATGCCCATTAGCATTAGCAATAGCAGCTTCAATAGCAGTAGAAAGTTCGGCCATTGATGTAAGGTTATGAAGTTGAATACGAACGTGACCAGAGCCATCAGTTGTTCCTGTTGCTCCGTTATTATCATCATCAAATACATATGTCTTTGTTGTAGTTCCACTAGATTCATACGCTGTTAGTTGGAAAGTAAAGGCATCAAACTCTGTAGAAGTAAAGTCTTTACCTCCAGTAAACGCTGTGACTGCGACAAGCTCATCTCCTGTAGTGCCATCTGCATCAGCTACAGCACTAGTAATATTACCAATAGTACCAGCTTTGTCCATTTCTAGAGTAATCTGGGTAGTACTAGAAGCACTTGCAGTAACGTTTTGGATACCATTAGTTCCGTTACCTGAGGTAGCATCTTTAATAACCCCATCAAGGGTTCCGTTAATTGCTTTAACAAGAAGATCTCTTACAGCAGTATCGGTAAGACCACCACCACTGAAGCTAGCACAGTTAATTGTAGTAGCTAAGTCCTCTGTTACAGTTTTGTTGCCATCAAGGCCAGCAGTAGCTTGGGTAAGAGCAACGCTTAAGCCAGCGCCACCTGTTGAAGGAACAGCAGCTACAGTAATCTTACCATTGTGTCCGTTAGCATGTTCGATAGCTACCTTAAACTGTGTTAGTACATCATGTTGAGTAGCACTACTTAAGTTTAAGCCAACAGCAATACCACCATCTTCAGCAGCACCCGCAGTTCCTGTACCTGTATCAGTGTTACTACTGTCACTAAGCACAGTTGTTGTAGCTACGCCACCGTTAGCAGTATCTGTAATAACATATCTTTTAGCTGTACCATCTGTAGATGTTAGAGTAAGGTGCTGCTTTTCAGTAAGCCCATGAGCCGTTGTACCAGCAGCGCAAGTCAAGGCTGTAGCTGAGGCTGCTCCAATTGTACCAATAACAATTGTGTTAGCTGCTCCACTAGCATTACTACCCTTGTCTTTGTCAAGAGTAATAGTAGTAGTACCTTGACCACCTTGAGCAGCAGGGATAACAAAGCTAATAGACTCATCAAGTCCAGCGGCATAGACACCATCGGTGTTCAATGCATTAATAGCAGTTGCCTTAATTTTTGTAGATTCTAAAAAGAAATCAATAGACGCTTTAGTAGTAGCTGCATTTAATACCTGAGTATATGAGTTAGCTGCAAATTCTTTTTCTTGGATCAAGAATAATAGCTGGTGCATAGAAGCATTAACATCATCAGCACCTAACTTAGCTCCGTCTTTAAAGGTAACAAACATTTTAGAATCGTCTGTACATCTTTTAAGCAATAGCTTTGTAAAGCCACTAGTGTTTACTGAACTATTTAAAATTACTTTTTCGTTTGCTAAAGTATAGTCTGTTTCGTAGGTCAGTTTAGTTTCTGAACCACCGGAAGTTTTTAGAAAAACGCACAGCTGTAATTGGTCAGGGACTTCACACAGTGTAGCTACGTTTCCGTAAGAGTATCCAGCTCCGCCTGTAACGGGGTTATCATACTCAATAATAACTGTAGCACCTAAGTTAGATGCATTATAATAAATTGGGTCGTTTGTGTTATATTCGTAGCACACAATAGGGTCTCCTGTTTGATTACAATCTGGGTCATAGGGATTAGCACACGGATTTACTTCTTCACAATCAAACCAGATTGGAATTCTTTTGTCGCCGCAAGCATAACAATTAGAAGAAAAATCATCACACTCTGGTGGAGTGCAGTAGTCTTCTATATTACAAGGATACCATGTATTATTAATATCACATAGGCAACAACCATGTGGTGTATCTGGGGTTGGATCTGGTGAACACTGAGGTTGTGTTGGATCATTGTTGCAATGTTCACAGCTACGACAGTAAGAGGCTGGGGCTGGGTAACCATAGGGACTACAGCCTCCACAGTCTTCTACAGTGGGATCACAGCACATGCCACAGGGTGCCCAGTAATCACCACAAGGACAGCATTCTGATTCTCCGGGTACACAACAAACAGGGGGGCAAGCCCCTCCCATTTGAAGCTCACATCCAGTAGGCCCACAGGGGCAGGCAACTACGTCATCACAGCCACCATTACAGGGATTACATACTGCCTCAGGATTATCTTCTCCGTCATCTCCTAAACAAGGGACTAATGACCCGTCTCTACCAAGACAAAACGAACAATCCGATGGGTCAGGGCATCCATCCGGGTTTGCAACTGGATCGCATTGACAGAAATTAAGACCACAAAGGGTGATTCGACAATCGTCGGAGGGTGGAGGAGGGCATCCCATTTCACAAGGCAGTTCAAAAGAAGGGCTACTACAACCACTTGTAAACCACTCATCAGGGAAGACGTTAAGATTCTCATCACAATCCCATTCAAAACATATAGCCCAACAGTCTTCATCTGGACATCTTGCATTATCACATTGTTGTTGTGCCATCTCACAAGCAATATTTTTTAAACCAGCTGACATACCACAACGCCCGACAAGGTCACAAATACTACAGGTACCAGATACAGATCCTCTTTTGTAATTGGGGTTAGTTATATCTTTAATGCCCGCCATATTAAAACGTTCACCATAAATACCGTAATAAGAATTCCATTGAGTAGAATTATTTTTTGCGTTTTCAAAAGCATAAGCTACCCATTTAGCATTCATAAACCATTTATAATCAGGAGATCTAATCCAGTCTGTCATCTGTCACCTCTTATTTCTGAATAGATGTATTGCCGGGTCGATAGTTAGCAATAACTTCTAAGCCAGTAATGTTACAAGGTGTGGGGAAATCACTCTTGATAGTAATAGTAGTTGAATCTGCGTTACCCATAACTTTAGAAAGTAATTCTCCCTCAGATTCAATCCTAATCGAACCAAGTAAATCTGTTGTGTCATTAAAAGAAAACGCTTCGCTTCTTACTGACGATACTGTTCTGTTGTATCTTTTAACCTCAACATTATACTGAGCTGTGTCTTTGTGATGAGTAGTAACTCTCTTTAAAGTAAGAACTCCGGGCTGTGCATTGTTGTTATTATCTCTATAATGAATAGGTGATAACTCAAGAGACATAGTGTAAGGCCGCCCAGCCCACACGCTTCGGTTTACAAAAGTATTATTTACTCTTTGGCTTGCTAAGTTTCCAGTGAAAGTTAACTTAGTTTTAAAATGACTACCAAAATCTATTGATGTCACGGCTGATGCTTGATGTCTTGTATAAGCTTTTGTTCCCCAGTCCTCACCAAGCACAACCTCTGTTGCATTGGGGTCATAGTAGGGTAACTGTATTTCAGTTAGATTAGTACTATTATTATAGGTAATGTCAGTAGAGCCTAGTTTAACTAACCTATCTAACAAAGGAGTAGCTAAGGTTACTGGTTCTAACGAAGCATAGTAAGGATAGATTGCATTCTGTGATCCATTAGATCTCTTTACAATTGTATACATAGCTCCCTCAAACCCATGAATTTTTTGTACCATATCCTGTGGATCTAATACCCAACGATAGAATGCACTTTGTACTAGTTCTTGTCCGTTTGTTTTTGCCGTATAGAAATAAATATTATTCTTAGCATCTCTGTCTACCATAGCTAGTGTATTCATAGAAGGAATAGCTGTAGTTACTTGGTAGTTTACAGGCAAATAACCATGAGCATGTTGAGACAATTCAAAAGCTGTGCCATATTCATTACCAAATTGATCAGTACCACTATAGATAAACAACCGTTCTGTATCAAAGAAGAAAATATTATTCCCCATTTTTACAGGGTTAGCGGTAGACGCAGTAGAATAAAAACTAGTGCTTCTTAGTTCTACTGTGGTAGGAGAAATAGCTCCACCATTTGTAGCTGATCCTCGCACTTCAAATTGATTACCACTCTGTGTTGTGATAAACAAAAAGTTTTGGAAAGATGTTAAGCTTTGTACTAAGTTAAACTGACCTGTGTTCACCGTAATATCAATGGGATCAGAGTCAGTAATGTTTTGGATATCATCAATAAAGAAATTAAAATAATCATTTACACTAGACGAAAAGATTGTAGTCTCAGTTGCAACCCACAACCTGTTCTTCCAAAACTCAATAGCCTTAATTTTTTCTTCACTGTTAATAGCAGTAGGTCCGGGGTTATTAATAGCTGAACCATTTTGTTTAGGTAACAAAGGGCAGTATCTAATACGCCATACACCATCTGTTTCTTTTCTAATGATAACAGGAAAGGTTCTATGATCAACCACAGAATTTTTATCTTCTGCTCTTACTGGTTGATAGTAAGGCTGTCCTGTGTTTACATTACCTACAGTTCTGTAAAAACCACTAGGGAATGTAAAGTAAGAGTCTCTAGAATACCAGATCTCACCTTTACCATTTGAGTTTGCACCATCATACTGGTAAATAGAGTCTGTTCTGGTAATAGAAGAGAACGGACTACTAAGATAACCATAGTCAGGAACATCTGTGCCACCAATAAAATTAGCAACCGCTACATCTGGGATAGTAGCAGCAACATCTAGTGCATTCCTAGTTGTAATAGGTTCGTTACCAAATGTACCTAGTTCATTCATAGTTAAAGTAACAACCTTAGCCAATGCATTTGTACTTGTATCTACGGTAGGTGTAATAAATGTAGTGATTGGCTGTAGGTAAATCAATACTTCTTTGATTCGTTGTGCAACCGCAGCGCCTGTAACATTTGCTTGACCACTAGTAATACCACTTAGACCAATAATATAATTACCATCAAGATCTCTTTCTGGTGGTTGATGCACATGCCCTTCACTTGTTTTAAATTTAAAATTAAATAACTGCACATCAGTGTCAGTGTTTTTTAAAACAAAAGATGTACCGTCAGCAGGTAGGTTGTCTGTAAGCGTGATTGTTCCAACAGCTGCCGCTGCTCCTGCTTCAACAGTATTAGGAATACCTGACTCTCTTCTATGATAGAGATGTTTTATTGCTGCTTGGGCTTTCCACCCAGCATGTGAATCTACATCATCAGTAGGAGGTGGGATGGGGATCTTAGAAAAGTTTTCTAATGAGTGTCCTACTTCAAAGCTAACTAACGTAGCTGAGTTAACTCTTGATTCAATATCTTCATCGACATTTTTATAGCCGCCACCTGATGTGCTAGGTACAGTTGAGATCCATTTAGAATACAACAAGTCATCATCCTTAGATGGCTGATAAGGAACAATCCCTTCGTCTTCTTCAATAGCATTAGGAAAACGAAATGTTGAACCGTTAGCTTGATTGCCTTGGGCATCTACAAAGAACATGTCAGCTGTCTTGTATTTAAATTTGTCACCTGAATGAATGTAGCCGGGGTGTGGTTCTTGAAATCCTGAAATACTACCAAGTACTTTTACTTGCTTACTGTTGTCAGGTAAGAACTTTAATTCTTTTTGTTTGTTATAAAACACAGCACCCGCGCCAAACGTAACGCTACCCATAATTTCATCAATGGTTAGGTTAGGGGTGGAGTCTGTCTTTAGATTAAAGTGTTGGATATATTCTTTTAACCCTCTGTCAAATGATTGATACTCAAAGTTTTCTTTTACCCATTGAGTAGGCTCAATTCGATAGACAGTTACAATTTCTTTTGTGTCCTCTACCGCTCTATTTATAATGACACAATAACGATTAGCCCCATCAACATCAATAAAGTGATAGTATAAATTATCCGTATTATAATAGAGTGCCGGATCAGAGATTCCACTAGCAGTGGGTGGTGGTCCCCCTGAAACATAAGGAATATCAAGGTAGTCTCCTTCAGTACCCGTGTCAATGTGAGAGATAGGTGGCCGTTTTTCAGCCGATCGCTCTACACTAAGTAAAACATTGTCAGCTTCTTGTGTTTCTTGTGGTAATCTTTTAATGCTAGATCGTCTAGAGACACCACCGTTTAAACTTTGAATAGGTACTTTGACTGATGGCATGGATTACCCCCTCCTCCTAACATTTCTAGTGTAGTTTCTACGTGCGGCTAGTTCTGCTGAGGCATCACCACCAGAGAAGAAAGACTTTCTCTTTTGATTGATGTCAGCTGCTTTGCCTTTAGCTCCATACACAGCTTCTTTCTGTGCTAAGAATTGATCAACAGCTGAATCTCCTTGGGAGATAACTTGATAATCTCTAGCAGCAGCAGCCATAATAGCTCTTTGCATTGGTGATTCAATGTCTTCCCAGTCTAGATTAGTAATGATCCTAATATGTACACCATCAACCCCACCCTTGTCAGCCCAGTTAGCTGTATCATCTGTAACATTAAACAGGTAAGGAGGGATTCCTTTGTAAGAAGCAATGATCATTTGTTGTTGGTCTGCACTATAGATAGCTTCAATAATCTCTGCATGTGCTGTGTTAGAAGGAAGGTAGATATATCCATTTGTATTAGGAAGATATTTTTTTCTATAGGTATTGTTAACTAAGCCACGCATGACATAGCTTTTGGTTGACTCAGCAAGTACATGCTCAGCAACGCTTGTATCCACACCGGAATCATCCTCCAAATGATTTACTAAATGCTCGCCTGACATCAATAACATATGGTTAATGGCTTCCAGTTTGGTATACATACCCATAGATTAGTCCTCCTTGTTATAAGAAGCCTTTTTATTCAAAGCTTCTTTGCGTTTCTTACAACCACAATCCTTTTTCTTTTCTTTATTCTTTCCTAAGAAACCGCCTGTGCTGGTCAATCGACCTAGAGTAGCAATGTAAGCCACTTTTTCTACAGTATCTCCTAGACCCTCAGATTTTTTCTTTAGTGGGTTATCCATCAAGTTCCTTTCTTCTTGGGTGTTTTCTTTTTAGGTTTGTCTAAGATCTTCATAGCGTCCTTGCCTGTTAGTTTAACAGACTTGCCACCACAAGATGATATATAATTTTTCTTAGCCATGTTACTTCTTTTTTTTCTTAGAATTCTTTAAAGCTTTTGCAGTAGGGGCACCCTTAGCACCCTTGGCTCTCATTTTTTCGCCAGACCCAGCTTTAATTCTTTTACGTTTAGCATGGATGTTACCCCATAAACCTTTCTTAGTCATTAGCACTTCCACTTTCTGCGTGCTTTACGCAATCTACTATCTGGATTTTTAGCAGCTTTGGGAAACTTTTTCATTTGCCCAGCTGATCTAGCACAGTAGCTTTTTTTCCGTGGTCCTCCTCCGGGTTGAGGTGGTTTTAATTTAGAGCCTGTTTTTTTATTGATCATTCGTCTGCCCTTAGCAGAGAGGCCGCCCGATTTGCTCTTACAACCATTACCAATATTGCAGCCTTTCATGCCGCCTTTTTTTTTCGTAGCCATGACAGACCTCCCTTCTAAAAAATAGCCTCGGGGGGATTGCTCCCCCCAAGACCGTCCTGAGGTAGCGAAACTCAGTAGTGTAGATTAATTAAAATCAAGCAATGCCCTTCTCTAGACCGCAAACAACGGCACAGAGTTCTGGACGTAGAATACCACCACCGGACATCTTCGATGCAACGGTGAATTGAGTATTACGGCGGACATCAGCAACGGTGTCAACCTTCATGCCCTGTAGGTTTAGAGAAGCAACTGCTTCTTTCTGCCAGATAAGGGCTTGAACTGGGTACATTGCATCAAGACTGGTCGCATCGGTGCTACCAGTTGTGTTAAAGACGTTCCAGTCAAAGTCGTACTTGGAATCACCAAGATCACGAAGAATTTTCTGGGCATCATTACCAAGGGTAATATCACTAGTGTTAGCTGTGAAAGCAGCAGCACCTGATGGATCCTTACGAACATCAGCAAACTTAGTACCATCAATAATAATTTCACCAGCACCAACAGCACTAGCAGCACCTGCCTTATAAACAGTAACACCGTGAGCTGGTGAGGCATCGTTAGCCTTAACAGTCTGCTTAGGCATGTGGTTAGTCTTGACAATAGTAACACCCATGTACTCAAGAGTATCAGAGAGTGCGTTCATGCCAGTTCTGTAACCAGCACCAAGACCACCAGCGTCAGCAACGCCACCGAACATTGGTTGCATGCTGTTAGGTGCAGTGTTTCCAGTACCAGGAGCAGCCGCACTTCGAGCAATACCAAGCGCACGGATGTCTTGGAAAGCCTGAGGAGTTACGGATGCATAGACACCTTCAGTAGGTCCATCCATTTCCTGTAGCCTAATCATATAACGCTCAAGATATTCTAGGAATAGTAGAGCAGCGTTAGTACGAGTAGTGTTAGTGGTGTTAGGACCAGTGTGACCAAGGTAGTTAAAGGTTACATTAGCTTCAAGATCATAAGTTGCTGCACTACTATAGTCAGCATCTTGAACAATCCCGTTAGCACTAGAGGTAGCCATGTTACCACCCTTAGACATCGCAGGGCTACGTGCATTCATGAAAGCACCCTGAGCAATTAGACATGCAATCTGCTTGTCTCTAGCGTTAGCAAGAGAAAGACCAGCCTGTCGTGCTAGCTCAGAACGATACTCCCACTGAGTGAGTAGTAGCGAGATGTCATCAAGCTCAAAGTGCGAGGCCATTGGTCTCGAATCGAGCGAGATGTCGAACCACTCAGGTGAGCTGATGGTGCTAGAGCCTACAAGCTCTTCGCCAGCCTTCCACTGAGCCTTCATACCAACGGTGCCAGTGATTGGGAATCGCATGGTAGTACCGGAAGTAATAGACTTAGTAGTAACTAGTGGTTCAAAGATGTTGTATTGATCATAAGCGTTTAGAATCTCGCCAGACCAAATAGGAAGCCAGTAATCAGCTGTCCCGTCTTGCTTGACGGTAGCACCGCCAATAGTGTTTGCAGATGTAGTACCGGGGGCTTGACCGCCAGTAATCCAACCGTCTCCATTTAGATTTAATGGATAAGCTTCATTAGCCATTGAATAATCTCCTTAATTAAGATAATTTAAATAAAATAATTAAGCTCATGATTATCCTAGTCCCTTTCTCTAGGGATTATTAGGGTCAATTAAACTTGTAACCATGCTGAGAAGAAATAATAATTCTTTGCTCAACGGCTTGACGAAAGGCAATGTCGGTACGATACCGAGGGTCAGAAATAGCTGCCTTCATTTCTGCTTCCGAATTAAAAGCTTGTGCTTCTACTCCGGGGCGAGAAATTTGTCCTGCCTGCATGGCATTGGGGGATGAAACAGTAGGTTCAGGTTGAGTTACCTGAGCAGGTGGGTTAGCCGCATCGAATCTAGCCTTTAATCCAAACAACACAGACTGACTTGCTTCAGTTTGCATTGCCCGATTAGCAGCTTCAATCTCTGCTTGTGGCAAGTTGTCTCCAGCCCACTTCAAAATCCTTTTTAGATTGTCCGAACCGCCAACAACCGCAGCGGATTGATCAAACGTCTGCTTACGCATAGCTTGTCTACCTCTTACCATCTGTTCCACAACAATCGGATCCGCATTCAAACGCTTTGCAACTTCCTGTTTGGTAGCCTCAGAGAGGTCACCTTGAGCATCAATCTCTGCTCCCCACTTCACCCAATCTTCTTGGCTAACGCCTGCTTCGTATGTAGGTTCTACTGGTTTGCTGATTTCTAACTCATCAGGCATGTTACTTACGTCTTCAACGACCGGCTGTTCTGGTTCAGGGGCTGGTTGCTCTTGAGCCTTCGGGTCATAATTAGGATTTGAAACTCCTGTTTCATTATAATTCTTTTTTAACTCAGCAATTTCTTGCCGAGACTTTGTGTATTCACCTTGTGCAGACTTCAAGGAATTAAACCAATCGTCTACGTTTTTAAAATTAGGTGGGATAGCCTCCCCTTGCTCTTTAACATAACGTTGGAAAGCCTGTCGTTCCTGTGTAACTTGTGGGGTTTCCGTAGGCTCAGCAGGCATCACAATGTCATGTCCTACCTGAGTCCCCTCTGGAGATTGTTCAGGTGTTTGATTTGGGTCCATTTGGTTTATTCTCCTTAGCAATAATTCGCTTTTTCATTTTGCGAGTTGCTTTTTTTTTAAAGTCTGGAGTAAGTCCGCTGTTAGCTTTGACGTACTCTCTATTGTTGTTAGGTTTTTTCACTTCTTCTGTCCGGGTTTCTTAACATTTCTAACAGGAGTCTTTGGGGGACCGCCTTTAACGCTAGAAACCTTTTTATTTTTAGGGCCGTTCTTCTTAGGAGGCCTGCCCTTTTTTGATCCGTAAGTTCCTGGTCCGCTTGGCATTATTTTCTACCTTTCCTAGCACCTGGATTAGCTTTTGATCCAGCTGGGTGTGAGCCACGAGACATTGCTTTAGATCTCTTAGCTCCTTTACGAGGTTTTGTTTCTCTGGTTGCCTTAACGCGGCTTGCACCAGTACTTCTGCTTCCATATGCCATGTAATTATCCTTTCGCTTTTGGGGGTGTAGATTTATAGGGATGATTACTTGGTAAATTACCTGTCAACCCATATTTATGGGCAAAATGCCCTTCAATTTTGTTTCTAAGTGTGTCGGTAACGTAAGATTTAAATAAGATTAACTCATAAATAGTGCCTGAAAATCCATTAGCTACGCCTGTGTTGTTTGTCATTCCACCCACATTTAAAATACGACCACCAGCAATATCATTTAATGTACCAAGGCCACTATTAACAATGGTTGTACCATTGACACATGTTTTAACTCCTAAACCTGAGGTCGGGCCATACACTATAAAGTCATCGCCATTGGGTGCATTTGCACCATTATTGTCTGTATTGAGATTTCCCCAATCACACCTATATACTTCAGGAGAAACATTATCTCTTGTTCTGAGACCCCAATCGTTAGTCCCACCAGAACCACCAGAACCTACATTTGTGCCAAAGATGGCATTGTTATTTGAATTCTCATCAGCACCATAATTAACCATGGCTGCGATAGTAAGACCAGATACTGATACATCTACAGTTGAATCATAAATTCCAATGTCTGGGTCGTTGTCGCTTGGGTCATGATAAAGAACTTTGTTGTTTGTAAATGTCATTCCTTTAAACCCATTCAAAGAAGTGGAAGACAAAGAAGGTTGATCACTATTGTCTGTATTATATACATCAATTTTATTACCTGCCTTGTCTTCAGCTACTGCTACTTTATTGTCTGATACAAAGAAAGCTTCAGGCCCATACCAAACATCAAGACTAGGTTCATGAGCAGGGTTCCAATTGTTTTCATGTGCGCTCCAAGATAGCTCATGATCTTCTGGGATTACATAGCCTCTTGCTTGAAGAATACCTTCTCTTTCAAGAAGAAGTTCTTCATAGTTAGCTTTCATTAATAATGTATTCATGTTAGCTCTAAGAACTCCAGTTGCTGTGTCTAACAACGCACGGCGATCTCCAGACGCAAGGTCTGTATCAAGGATAATATCTAACTTGTGTAGCGGTTCTCTGATATCCATGGTTATTGTCCTCCCTGTCCAAACATTTGCATAGCTTGGTTAATAGCTTCAGGTGGAATATTAGCACCGCCTGTATTTTCTATATCGGTACGAGCTGCTTGTCCTGCGGTAGATGCCATTTCTTGAGCTGCCATTTGTTGCATCTGCATCTGTTGTTGCTGTTGCATCATAGCTTGCTCTTCTTGTTTGACTTCTTCTTCTGACTTGACCCATAACTTGGGATCAAACCCTAAGGATAAGACCACAGTACGCCCGTACTCGTCCCACTTAAACATTTTATTAGCCCATTCAGGTAAGTTACGAACCATTTCACCTAGCTGTAGTAGTTTAGTTAGGTCTGTCTCTCGGCTGAGTGCTTGCAGTCCTGTGATAATTTCAATACTAAGTAGTCCTTCTTCAGGGTCAAACTGTTCTTTCATGTTCTCATCAATCTCTTGATTCTTAATCATTAAATAGATAGTTCGTTTAACTAGTGGAGTCATTAGATCTCTAGCAATAGCAGAGAATGTACCACCAAGAATAGTTTCTAGCTCGTTACCAATAGCTCTAACTGCTGTAGCTGTGACTCTATCACCAGTAGGCATAGCAGCTGATTGCATTAAGAAACCATTGCCTACTTCTCTTCTCATAATTTCTACTGAAGCCTGAGATGATTGGTTTTGTGGTTGCATTGTACCACTGGGTGAGATAGTAAACACATCTTGCATTCTTGCAGCCACCCAATCACCATTAGAAGCTTCTGATAAATCATCTAGCTCGGTCAGTCCGGCAGGATCTACACCCATAAAAAATGTAGAGCTGGCAGCCATGCCCTGTACCATAGATCTAGAGTATGCTTCTAGTGTAATGATGTCACCATACAAATCTTCTACATGTGATCTACCGTAGTCTTCATTAGCTACGCCTGTCCACTGCAATACAATGAATGGTGATGTTTCAAAGTAACCAGATTCAATTACATCTTCATCACATTCTTTTTCCATAAACCACGAGCCATCTTCTTCTTGGGTTAGTCTAATGTATACGGTGTCGTATCCATCTTGTTGGTCTTGACCGTGCTTAAAGAATTGATTATCAACAGGTTCTTCATTAGGTTTACTTAAATACTCTACATAAATTAATTCTTTTACTTCGCCTTGGACAGAACGCCTAACAACAAACTGATCCAATGGAATAACCCTAAAAGAAAAATCATTATCCATTACAATTAAAGCATTGCCAGTAACAATTAGATGTTGAAGGGCCAGATAAATAGCTTCTCTCATGTTCTTACCAAGAAGTTTTCTATAGATCTGATCACTTAACAATTCTAAGTACTCGTGGATATCAAGAGATGGTGTCCTACCATTACGTAAACCAAGCTTAAAAAAAGCTGTATCATTAAGAGGAATCAAAGCACTTAAGATTTTAGAAGCTAGGCTTGTGACCCCTCGGCTTGCTACACTAGAGTACTGCTGAAATTGTGATTCCTTTTCATCATAATTTTCTGGCATCAATAAGGTAGGAACGGTGATAGCAGCACAAGACCTAGCTTTATCAAGAAGAATATCTCTCTTGGTGTCTAGTGTTTCCCATCGTTCTTTAATATTTTTTTCAGGTACTCTACTCATTTACTACTCCAATTCCGTTCGGGGTGCGTAATCAGGAGATTTAATTTGAGGTGCTTCTAAGTTTAAATCTTTAAATAGATCGCCTTCTTGTTCTCCACCTTCTGCTTCTGCCATGATGCCTTGCTCTCGTAGCTCTTCTTGCTTCATAGCTTCAGCTCGTTCAAGCTCAGCAGATCTCCTTCGTTCTAGTTCATCAAGTCGTTCTTGTTCTCTACGTTCTTCGGCTCTTACTTCAGCTTGACGTACACCTTGCTGTTGCATTTCATACGTTTCTTTATTAAGAGTTCGCTGCATGTCCATCATTGCGGCGGCACTTGGTCCGCCTCCTCCGCCTTTACCCATTTTGAGCCTCCTTCCATTGTAGAATCTTTTGAATTACTTGTACTTGACCGAACAGAACCCCTCGCTCCCATTCGTTTTTTTGCAGTGCGTCCGGGGTTAGTTCTATCGGGAACGTTTTCTTTAGCTGGTTTATTAACTCTTGCGAGATCAGTAAGTTTGGTGATTGTTTCATTTAGTTCCTTCACAAGAGACAACGCATAATATAAATCTGTATCACGAGGAATCAATCCTTTGTCATACTTAAACATAATGTTTTTAAATCTAAGATCTTCCATTAAGTAATGGTCCCTTCTTCATCGAAGTCTTCATTAACTAAAACATCCATGTTAAAGTTGTTTAACTCAGGGTCAATTTCTAAATGCTCACACCTAAGTGTTAAGTTATCTAGAAAAATATTAACCATGCCCATGTTATTAAATGCTAATTTAACTTTAGTTGTTTTAATATTCATTAAAGATATACATTCTTTTACTGCTTTATCCATATCATGTTCTGTATGTATTACATAAAAACTCATGCATATCTCCTAAGTAATTTCACAACCACCAGCTGAACAGCTAAGAGTGTGGGTGTGCTTTGTTTCATCTTCTAATTCGTATTTAGAAAGAAGATCCCAATCAACTTCCTTAGGCATTTCATCCATCATTGTAGCCCACGTCACTTCATCGATGGCTTCAAACGGAGCCTGTTGATATACATGATCTTCCTTTGGAAGGAAAGAAATGCCTGATACAATATCCCAGTTTTTCCAAACCCATTGACCAACACCTAAGAACTCATCGTCTGTGTAACTAACAGTGATGCTAGGTTTATGATCACAATAATTAATTTGGAAATCTTTCCACCAATTTAAGTGGTCCATTGCAGAAATATCATCTTGCGTTAGTGCGTTTGCAGGTGATGCAATGGGGAATGAAAACACTAAAGTATTTTCTGGTCGCATAACACATGGTTCCCACGGTACGCCAGCATCTTTCATGAGCTGACCAATAGGATCCTTTGTATCAAGACGAACTCTACGAATGTAAAACTCAGAGAATCGTGGGTGCATACCAGATGCAGAACCAGCAACGCAGCTGGTTGTACCTTCTGGCTTGACACATGTAATGCTAGAGCTAGGATTGATACCAAGATACTCAGCCCACTCACTATTAGTATCGTGAGCTACAGACTTCATCTCTCGTAGTAGCTTATCATTCCATAGTGCATGAGCATCCATGATACCTGTAATAGAAACGCCTAATAATCTTTCTTCATTACAATTATCACGGAACGTATAGTCTCCACGTTCTTCAAAGAATGTAAAGTTAGTTAGTGCAGATTGTAATGTACCTAAGACAGTAGCAAGGTGTGTCTTTTCTAAGATATCACCAACTCCATCTTCATTTTTAGCTACAATAGTAGACAGGTTACAGAACTGTTTAGACCGTAGGATAATTTCAGAGCATGGGTTAGTACCAAAACTATGTCCTTCAACCCTACGACCAGCAAGTCTAGCAATCTTTTCCATAGCCTCACGATTGCAAATGCCTCGCTCACCTGAGTGTGAATCATATAATGCTGACCACTCTTGAATGTACTCACTAAAGCTAGGCTTTGTCTCATACACTGCGGAGTTATTAGCTAGGCTACGATGTCCTGCTGTGTCCCACCAAGCACCTGACTTGCACATACCCATCTCTCTATCACCTAGATCACTAAGAGAAATCAATGCGGATCGACGAACGCCACCACAAATAACAATCTCTGCAATCTGACAAACTAGATCATGTACCTCAAGAGACTTTAGCTTGCGTCCCTTGGCTTTGTAGAACATGTTAGCTGTGAATCTGATGAGTCGTTCGAGTGGCTCTGGACCAGAAGCCCTACCACCAAACGTTTTAAGTCTAGTCCCAGCAGAGCGAACACGGCTAGCATCAATAGTGCTGTGATAGCCACTGTAAAGTCCATGAATAAATTTATGAAACGCATCTGCCCATCCTGCTCTTGAGTCTTCAACAACAATAACGTCATCTGTTTTATTAATTTCTGCGGGGATCTCAGGAAGCTTGTTAACAAACTGTGCTTCACAAGAAAAGCCCACACCTGTACCACACATAAGGACATACATAATGTTTCTAAAGTCAGAGGGTCTTTCGACTGAGACATAAGAACAGTTGTATGAAGCTACATCATCTACATCTAGGGCTGGCCCTGCTGTCATCAACGCCCGCATGGAACCAAACAATGTCCTGTTTTTCATAGCAACAGAGCATCTTTCCAATTCCTTTAATCGTTCGGGGCATTTAATATTAAGACGGGTAATTAGATAGTTAATGTATCTATCTACTGCCTCTTCCCATGTCTCTCTCCGCCCCTCACTAGGCATCCATCTACAATAACGCGAAATCGCTACAAAATCTTGAAAAATCTTAGACATCATTCAACTCCTGTTGATCCAAAGCCGCCAGCTCCACGAGCAGTCTCTTGTAATTCTTCTACTACTTCAATCTTGGGAGAGAAATAAGGAATAATTAATAGCTGAGCTACACGCATACCATGATTAATAATAAAAGGAAAGTCGTTATTGTTTTTAATAAGGACTCCAATCTCGCCTCGATAATCACTATCGATAATACCAATAGTGTTTGCCAAGGTGATTCCTGCTTTACCAAGCCCACTTCTTGGGCATAGTAAACCGAAATGATCTTCAGGAATCTCGACTGCCATGCCTGTTTTGACCACCTCATAGGTGTGTGGCTCCACAATAAGTACATTATTAGTGTACGCACTTAGGTCAAGACCAGCTGCACCATCTGTGGCTGCATACGGAACAACAGCGTCTTCAAATAGTTTTTTAATTTTCAAATGATTCTCCAATTTTTGCTATATAGTAGGTTATTAGGCAGGTGACCACAATAAAACTTCTTTTGTTTTTTTATTATAGTCACCAGCTCTTAGTATTCTTACACATCTGGCTTGAGCTAAGGCAAAATCCTTGCGGTCCATGTCAGGTCGTCTTGTTTCTGGTCTCTTATCCCAGTCTTCATTTAGATATAAATCTAGAATGGTTTGATCCCATTCTTCTTTAGGTGTCTGCTCTAAAATTTTTTGTGCTTTTTTTGGACCTACTTTCCATAGGCCATAGATGTTATCAGTTAAATCACCGGCCATCCATTGCTCATAAAAGAAAGCATCACCTTCTTCTTGGCTAATATACACAGGTTCTTTTTCCTTATCAGGATTAAGATGCCAGCCGGGAACCTGCCGTAGATCTTTATCAACAGTTACCCCAACAGCTTTACCTGCTGATGTCATGATACCAATAAGATCATCTGCTTCTAGTCGATCAACACATCTAACTGACATATCATTTTCTTCTCCTACTTCATAGATACTTTCAAGAGTATAAGATAGTGCATCAGGAGCAACAGTAGAATCTCTATGTTGTTTATACTTAGGCCAGAAGTCACGGCGATAATTCTTAGATCGAGGACACGACAAGGCAATGATTACTTTATCTATGCCAGCAGGTGTCCATTTTTTAAAGTCAGTTAACAAACGATAAGGTATCTCTTCAATACCTTCTGACTCTGCCCAATAGGCAATGCGATAAGCTATGATGTCACCATCAAGTATAGCGGTGGTTGGTTTATCCATTAATCTGCTCCTTCTAAGAAACTAGAATCATCATCATCTTCTACAGGATAATCATCATCTAGTTCTTCTTCTACACTATCTAACGAATCTTCAATAGCTTCTAGTAGTTTTTTCATGTTGTCTTCTGTTTTGTTTTCACTGGAATCCATCATCATTTTATACATAAACTGTTCGTTTAAGTTCTCACCGTCTTTGTATAGTTGAGTGACTGGATCTGTTGATGACTCAGAAGTACTGACCCAAGTAATAAATCTTTCCTTTACTACCTCTTGTAGTTCTTCAATACCATGTTTGTTTTCTACAAACTCATGAAACAATTCAGTGTAGTCTTTATCACCAAGCTCAACATGTGTAGCCATCTTCTCAGACTCATGGTTACGCCAGCTTTCAAACAGTTCAGGCAGTGGGCGAGGACCAGATGATATAAAGATTTGATAAGCATCTAACGTTCTGCCATATGCTAGCTCATTCATGTAGCGTACATCATCTTGAATAATAAGATGCTCAAAGCATTCTGCATTAGACTTTAGCAACACTAGCTCACGTTGTTTATAAATATCAATTTCTATATCTGTTTTTTTAATCCAGTAATCAGGATCTTCTTGTCGCTTGCCTGCACCATGTCGTTGACAGTATGCTCTGTATTCTTCTGGAGAATTTTCTTTTACATACCCCAATGCTTTTGCTTCATCTTTTAAGGCTTTAGCAAACGGCACAATAACGGGGATATAATTATGTTCTGTTGCAATATCAAATAATAAACTTGCAACTGTAGATTTGCCAGCCCTACCGGGGCCGGATAGTTGAATAGCTTTCATGCTACCTCCTTAATGTGTTTCAGACCAGTTGCTGCCTACTCTGTACTCTGCTGATGTAGGTATATTACAACTAAAAAATGTGCCTGCCTTTTCTGCACAGTCACAGACCACTTGGCCTAGCTCATGTGCAATATCAGGTGAGCATTCTATTTGCAACTCGTCATGCACGTTAGCAACCCAAGCCCAGTTATGTTTGAATCTTTTAGTCAACTCAACATCTGCATAACAGGCCCACAACTTAGCAATGTGTGCGCCTGAGGATTGAAGTAATGTATTAAGAGCAGCGTGTTCACTGCGAATAGGAATGTCCCGCCAATCAAACGGACGGACAGTACCCTTAGAGTGTGCATCAAAACGACAGTCATCTAATACTCTCTTAAGACCCGGAATGTTTGACAACAACTGAGACTTAATTTTTCTAGCGTTAGCCGTAGAAGTATTAATAACTGAACCAAACTTTGCATCACCACCACCGTAAAGAAAACAATAGATGGCTGACTTAGCTTTGTTCCTAGTATCTAAACCCATAGCGTTTTGATTGTGAGTATGGATGTCTGCATTAAGAATCTGATCAACGTATGAACCTTCGTCATACTTGTGCAAATAGTGTGCAAGCATTCGTAACTCTAGACCAGACAAGTCAGCACCTACTAGTACCCACCCCGGCCTTGGTATAAACAAAGACCTAGCTCTCTTGTCGCTAGATACTTGTTGCATGTTAGGGTTGTTAGAAGTCATGCGACCTGTAACAGTACCTAATGTATTCAAGCTACCATGAATCTTCTTATCTCTAGAATAAGTAGCTCTCTTAATCCAATCAGATACCTGAGACATGAGTTTAGTTTCATCAAAGTAACTAACCAATGTCTTTGCTTCTGGATAGTCTAGCTTAGCCAACACAGATCTATCAACCTTAGGGTTGCCTTTGTCTGTAGTTGGTGCGTTCCATCCATACTTTTCATGAAGCCTATCGGCAATCTGTTTACGAGAACCCGGATTGAATACAGTTACTTTATCCTTAAGACGCTTGCCTGTTTTATCTGACCAACGTTCTTCTACTTTATCAGGAAATATAATCTGCATTGAGTCTTCAATGTCAACCTTATCTGTTAGCAGATCTTGCTCTAGTTTAACAGCTAACTTGATATCAAAACAAAAACCATTCTCTACCTGTGAAGATACAATCTTAGCTACCTTCTGTTCCATGTGGATAGAAGAGTTATTTTTCATTGCAAATTCTTTTTGGTATTCATATATCTTAGCAGTCACAACGGTGTCTTGCTTACAATACTCAAGCATCTCATCAGAGTAGCTGTCCCAGCCACCTTGATAATCATCTTTGTATTCACCCAAGAATAAACCCCAGCTCTTAAGTGAGTGAGATTGATTAGGAAGCATGGGTTTATCAGGCCACATCAATCGTGATACTAGAAGCGTGTCATAAAGTTTGACACTAAAAGGACCATATAAACGACGAAGTAAAGGGAGATCATAACCAATGATGTTGTGACCGATAACGAGAGAAGCCTTTTCCAATCTACTGATAAAGTTAGGTATCTCTTCTTCTTTGTAGCCCTGTGTTGTGCCGTCTGATAAACTGTGGATCGCAGCACACCAAATCCTGTCTGCTTCTTGTACTGCTTTTCCTTTCTTGTCAATGTAGATTTCATTTAAACCATTCCCTTCGATGTCAAACGTCAATGTCTCCATACTGATACAGTACCTCTCCTTCAGGCGTAATAGTAAAGTCAATCTCTTGTAGTCTACTTGTATTCTTGTTGTAATACAAGGCAGACCCGATACCACATTGACCTGTCTTTCTATTTTTTAATACCCGAATGCATGTTGTGTTAGCAATCTTGTCATCAGAATGCTGACGATTTCTCTCTAGTGCAAACACATAGTCTGCAATCTGTGCAAGAGAACCTGAGCCACGCAAGTCACTGAGTGTAATGCGATCACCTTCGTCTACATTCTTATCTGTCTTCTTGATATGAGAGATGACATGAACAATACAACCAGTGCGTTCTACAAGAGAACGAAGCTGCTTCATGACATCATCTAGAACCAAGCGTTCTGAATTACCAAAGCTATCTTGTTGACTAAGAAGAATGTTACCAAGCAAAGTAATGTGATCAATAATCAATACCTTACAGTCAAGTGCAACAGCCATGTACTCTAGCCTAGACATTACGTTCTGCATGTTAGCATTACCAATGTGATCGTAGATATACAGTGGGTATTCACTTACTTCTTTCTTTGCTGCAATATATTCTTCATCACTAAGATCATCAGCCACACCAAGATCAACAATCTTCTTGTCAAATTTCTTGCGAAGATCATTAAGTTGTCGTTGACCCATGATCTTACGAATAGGTTTGCCTAGCTTTAGTGAGATCAAGTCATCAACTGTAGACTCTGGTGATTCTTCTAGGAACACACAGCCTGTAGGGTTGCCTTGCTCTAGGTGATGAAGCACCAGCTCTCTTACTACTGAAGACTTACCGTGACCAGTAGCAGATGTCCATAGATAGAGCCTACCTGTGTCTTGACCAATCATAAAGTTAGTCATTGATTCCCAAGGGTACTCATACAATTCATTCTGTACCTTGTTCTCATTAGTAATTTGACTAACATGAAGGATAGAGTCAGGGCTATGGGTCTTAGCATTCCAATAACATTGCATAAGTTGCTTGCTTTCGTTAGCTACAAGCATCTCATTGGGATCTTTACGGGGAAGCTCCATGATCTTTACCTTGCCGGGAGGTAGGATCTCTGCCACTTCTCTTGCTGCTTTCTTACCAACCTCATCCATGTCAAAACAAATAACAATAGTTTCAAAGGAAGATAGGAACTCATAGTTTTGTTTGATAGAGGCAGCCGCTGAGTTTACACCACTAGGAATGGATACAACAGGATACTTGTTATCAAACATCTGTGCCATGGTTAGTGTATCAATAGCACCCTCAGTGATTAGGATACGAGGGCCACCCTTTTCCCATAGGTTTTGACCAAAGAGTTGTAGGTTCTTAGTGCTACCCACCCAATGAAAGTCTTTAGTCTTAACGTTGCGTACCTTCTGAGCTTGAAGTGTGCCGTCAATGTTATAATAATTTTCAATCTCTAGCTGACTGTCCATGCCTGTGTAGGTTTGATACCTATACTTCTTACATGAGTCTTCTCTAATCTTCCTATGAGGGAGAGCAATAGCTTCACCAGTGTATGGGTTAAACTCTTTCTTAATATTTTCATCACTAACTTCAGTCATGTAACTAGAGTTTCCTTTTTCATAATAGCTACAAGCAAAACAATATTTGTGTCCGTCATCGTAACAAGCAAGGTTATCTCCTGATGTATCTGCACCCTTTGCTACACACGAGGGACAGGCAATACGTTCAATGACTTTGCTGTTATTAATTGTTGCTTCAATCGACATTACTATCCTTTGTTAACCATATAGACCAGCCTAATGCACCAAGTACAATAGCTAGTAGTATTAGAGTAGGTGTAATCGCTACAATAAATGGGATCCACCAACTAAGGGATCCATAAATTACACCACCAAGTAGAAAGACAAACAAATAAGATACAAATAAATTGCATCTGATGTACCACAGTTCAAGATTCATCGTCTTCCTTTTCATTATCTTCTATGTTATTTAGTTTCTTCTTGCCAAAGATCTTGTCCCACTTGTCACCAAAATCTTTACGCTTTTCTAGTTTTTTTTCTACTGTTTCGTCCGGTAGGTTTGGACGGTAGATCTTTCCCGGTGGGTGATTCCACGGTTTTGCCATTTGTTTTATCTCCAAAAATTTTTTCCCAATTTTTTCGGTATTGTTCTTGGTCTACCTTACGATAGGTATCACCCTTGCCTGCACTATGCCTGCGTGTCATCGGTGTGAATGTTTCCCTTACAACAGTTAGGCTTCTTACAATCTTCAGGTTGCTTCTCAATGCAGTAACCTGCACTACGAATTACCTTAACCAAACCCTCGACAACAGTATTCATTTCTTCTTGGGTCAGTCCTGCAACAGGACACTTGTCATTGTTCTTCATAATAATCTCCTTAATAGGGTTGGCGGGACTCGAACCCGCACTGTATGGATTTTAAGTCCACTGCCTCTGCCAATTGGGCTACAACCCCAACTACTAAGCAGGACCGGGACTATAATTATCTAGGTACACAGCTTGCCACCAGCCAATACGACCATTGATTAAAAGCTGAGGTCCAAACCTTAAGTCAAGACCAAGAGCAATCAACACAGCAGTTGTATAACAAGCAGCATTAGGATAGATATCTGTTCCTTTATAGTGAAGGTAATATGTTACATCATCTATCAAGCTATATACATGGCTATAGTTTTCTTCTAGTATATTTTTAATACGATCAAATGCAGGGTCATGATCTTCTTTGACAAAGGCACTACCCCATCCGGGTATCTTTAATCCAGCAACATACAATCTATCTGCATAGTCTACTGGATCAGGGTGTGTTAAAAATCTAGCTGTCTGTCTTAGAGGAGCATGTGTTTCTCCAAGCGTAAGCAACGCTGATGCTACAGCAGTAAAGAAATCTTTACCAACTTGAGCAGCAACAATAACAGCATTAGTACTAGCATTATTTCTCTTTGCTAGTTCTTGATGAACCTTTAACAGCTCATCTCTTAAATTATAAGGGTCCATACGTTTCCTTTCAATGATCCCAGCTGGACTTGAACCAGCGACCAACGGATTAAAAGTCCGATGCTCTACCAACTGAGCTATGGGACCAAGCACTCCGAGCAGGACTCGAACCTGCGACCTGCTGATTAGAAGTCAGCTGCTCTATCCAGCTGAGCTATCGGAGCTAATCAATAGGGTTGCCCCTGTAATCACACAAAGCAGGGTGGGGCCAGTCATCCCTAACACAAGATTGGTTAGGGCATTCACCAGCAGGGTCACCACATCCGGGGCATAGCCTAGGTTCTTTAGAGTTCGTCGTACTCTTCTTCTGGATGTTCATCAGGTGGCTCAAGAGTTTCCATCTCTTCGCAAACCATATCATTAACTGCATTCCAAATATCCTTATGTTCAGGTACAATCTTTTCTTTATCATGAACCAGACTAAGCACCAACTCTTCTTCATTGTTAAAGATAGAAATTTCTTCAACAAAATACCCTTCATACTCCCAGCCCCACTCTTGATGGTTGCCTGGAGTACCCCAGAATTCATAGTAACCCACCCCACTATCAGACCAACTCCATGTTGCTGATACCTTAGCTACAAAATAACTCTCCGCATCAAGACTATTATCTACAATGTGTTCAGTATACGTTTCCATAATTATCCCTTTGTTAAACGTGAAAAAAAAAGGGAAGCCTATTGCTAGACTTCCCTAATCAAACCCTTGTGGGTTGTATAATAAATCTCTTTAAAGATTTGCTTGCACCACGGCATACACAAAGTGCATGGCCGTGCCATTCTCCATTCATTCTGATGACCAAATCTAAAGTTAATTAACTTATAGTTTTTAGATTTGTTTTTAACTTTAAGCCATGCATCCAATTCAGAATGCACCTCATCAAACCTATACTGATACGTATGAGCTTGGGGATGTGTCTTAGTTTTGTTAACACCAACAGATACTGGTCTGTTCTTGTGAACTATAATAGATACATGCCTCTTACTTCTGTGTTGTACCATAGGTAGGTATGATAGAGCAAGTGCTTCAAGTTTATTTATATTCATTTAATTGTTTTTTCTACCCGAAGATTAAAATATCCGGGTTCGCCTACAGCAGCCCACTGTTTAGTAATATACAATCGAACTATTTGAGAATCGTCTACCCAAAGTTTACCGTTTAGAATATCCAACACTGCCTTAGCAATATTATCTACGTCGGACTTTGGTACTTCTAGTTTAGTAGTCTTGGGTCTAGTACAATAGCATTCAATGTCTACGTTAAGTTTACCTTCAAGCAAATCAAAGTTGTCTCCTAATACATCAAAGACAACCTCGCCTGCTTCAGATCTAAAACGCTTGTACGCCCCCGTGTAGTAGGAGCCATGCCTACCAACACGGGGACGAGAAGCTGCTACGGGACTAACCGCAAAGGTTAGTTCTAGCATTTAGAATGGGTTATCCTCATCGGTAACAGTGGTCATTGCCTCTGCGACATAGCCACCATCAACCTTGCCCATTCCTCCACCACTTGAGGACTCACCAGAAGGTTCCCAGTTTCTCTCCACTAGTTGGATCTTATCCATGTAGAGAGAGACACTGTTGTCTCTGGAGATGAGTGCGGGAGTAACCTTGACACGAACTCTATCCGTTGCAAATGGAATAGTGTTTGTTTCGTTATCATCGCTATCAAGAATAGGGAACTTAGTCATGCCTTCGCGTGCCTTCAGTACATTCTTAAAGCGAACAAGAGTTTCTCCTGATTCTGCGTCAGTCTTAAGACCATTAATCTTAGTGCCCCCAAGACCAGAGAGTGCAGAGTCAATCTGCTTCTGGATATCAGGGGTGACAACGACAGTCACACTGTGGTGCGGGTTACCAAACTTATCATCTGGCTTCATCAGGTGTGACCACTTAACAGTGGCCGACTCAGTGACAAAAGGGTCACCGTAATTATTCTTCATCATCTTGCTTTGCTCCTTCAATAACTGGGTCAGATTCGCCCGTTTCATTAGGGTTATTAACAGTAAAGTTACTGACATTACTCTTGTCAGTATCAATAATATTGTTCATGGTTGTACGGATTTGGAAACTGATGTTATCCAAAGCCATAAAAATTTCCCGTAGATACTGCAACACTGCGTTGGTAGCAATCATGGGGGGGTACGACTTATCACCTTCTGGTGACTTCTGTTCTTCAGACATTAATTAGTCCTTCCTTTCTAGATAGGGGTGCCCTTCAATAACGACACCACAACTTAACACTGGTTTTCTTAAAGAGTATTTACCATACGACATTGCTAAATGGTCATTGTCAACACCGCAGCCAACGTTCATACCAAAGATAGAATCGTTGTCATTAGAATGATAACAAATATTAGCGACTGAATGTGTATGACCACACACTACTGATTGCCTAAGGAATTTAGCTGCGTTAAATGCAGGCATTAACCCTGACCAACCAGTACCGTGAGTGTATATAACATTATCATGTGTGTGTTCATACTTCCAGTCCCACCCATTAGTTCCATATACCTCGTTAAAGGGCTTAAGATACAAACTGGGAACACCGCTACCTTTAGCTGTTCTAAGTACTCGTTCATCATGATTTCCTATACAAACAAAAGCTTTAGGGAATGCCTTGTGCCATCGTTTGATTTCTTTGACTGCAATATTATATTCATCTAATGCAGAAGGAAGCTCAGGATTTTTTTCATGCCTTGAGATTGCTTCATGATCAATAATATCACCAATGAATACTGTTTTAGTAGTACTATACTTCTTAGCAATCTTCTTTACAAAAGAAAGATACTCTTTATGTATAGCTGGTGCATGTAAGTCACCTATTACTAGTACTCTTGCCATGTTTACTTCTCCTTTTAGCATCTTCTCTCCACTGTTCAGCAAGTGAAGGAAGATCTTGTCTTCGTTGAGTGTTGGGCTTGGGAAAGGCGTTAACATAGTTACCATCCTTATCCACATTATGAACCCACTCTTGCGTGTGTGCTTCGATTGAAGCGTATACATCAAGCTTACCATCAACATGGTCTTGCTGTAGCTTATTCAACTTCTTCATCTATTGATCTCCGTTTTTCTTTGCGTATTTTTTTACGCGCTTTGTCTAGTTCTCTTTGTTTTTTCTTAGAGGAATATTCTTCTTGATCAAAACGACGCTGGTCTTTTCTACGAATGTTCTTGTCTTGTGCCATATTCTTCTACGTTTAGTACCATACATTTAGGAATTTTGTGAACTTGTGATCCTTCAGCTGGACCTAACGTTGACACAACAGCATATTGATGGTCATCTTCATGTATGACATAACCAACAGTACACATAACGGGCAGCTTACTTTTAGCAGCTGACATCATTTCAGATTTGTCCATCCACTCAGCACCACCTGTTGTTTGTGCATCAATCCATTCAATCATACAAACCTTTGGGAGTTTCTTTGCTTTAGTATATGTCTTATGCAAAGAAGTACTTGGAGTGCTTGACTTCTTCGATGTTGAAATCACCTTCGCACTCTGGGACTTCGGGCAACTGTAAGCCATACTTATTCTCCAGATATAATTTAAAAGATTTCAATGGATTAGTTGAATGAATCTTAATAAACGTTTCCCTAAGTATTCTATCCATTGTATCAATGTGCGGCCCATACGTACCATATGAATCATGAACAAAGCTATAAGATGTGATACCTTCAAGCATCATTTCATATATAGTTAGAAACATATGAGCTGCATCAAGACTGTGAATAAAATTAGGACTGATTGCTAAGTACTGAGCATCAGCATCTAACTCTTCACTCAAGGAAGAGAACACAAGTTGCTGTTTGTTAAACAATTCAGCATATGAAATTCTTTCAATGACTTGATTATATACATGTTGCACTACAAAACCAGAGCCAGTTTCCCACACCAGTGGTTTGTTACGATCACTTACAATACGTGCAACCGAACGCAAGTAATCTTTACCTTGATTAGGGCTTGTCATTGTATCTTCTAAGCCCAGTTGCAATGCTCTTGCTAGCTCAACAATAGCGCCGCCTCTTTCTTCTCGTGCAACCCAATCAACATGACCTTCTTCTTTAACATACTTCTGCATACCATAGAAGGTAAGGCCATATGAGTCACACATAGTACTACGTTTAGCAACCTTACGAGGTAGTTTATCAGGCCAATGCTTGCCAAACTTATCAAACCAATCGTTATCATTGGTGTTTGTTTTAATATATTCATGAGACCTATCAGCTACAAACTGATACAAATCCATAGGCTTATCACTAGGTAATACATTAGTTAGTGCAGCTAGGTTCTTGTCTCTCATGATAGCAGACCAGTGTTGTACACCATTGTTAGCACCATCTTTTTGGACAGGTAGCTGGGTCATGCCATCAGTACGACACATCTCAAAGCAAGCAGCCAATCGTTGGAAGCTTGGATTTTTTTTCTTTGCATCCGAGATCCACTGAGTGTTAGAGTAAGGGTCATCAGCAATAGCTTGAATCATATCTATATTATTATCAACCCACTGTACCCGTTCATCAAACGTCTGCTTATCTTGATCAAACATGTTAGCAAGGTGAACCTTAAGCCAATACAAACCACGTTCTGTTTGCTTAATAGGCTCAGCGAATTGAATAATAGCCCTATCAAAATCTACGCCTTGACATGACAACAACTCACATACCGTGTACTCTCTGCCTCTAAAGTCTAAGGTGTGGGGCATAAAGAAAAAGTCATAAGGGATTAGTTTCTTTGCCAAAGACAAACGAACTAACATACGTGAGCGTGACTGTTCATCTTTATACCAGCTACCCCATGCTTCAGTAGAATCAGCCATCCATTCTGCTTGTTCTCTTTTAGTACCCTCTTCAGGATAAGGACGAGAGAACGCAAAGTCTTTAGATGAATAAGCAGGTAGGTTAGCGGTCTTATGATCATTAAGAAACATCGTAGACATAACATCATATACTTTGCTGTTAATAGACCACTCAGTTTTCATCAGTGCATTGATACCATCAAACACAATATCAGATGGCTTAGAGTTCCACTCTCTAGGGTCAGCACCAACAGGATGATACCTCTTGATCATCTTCTTACGAATCCAAGGGGACAAGAAGCCACCATCTTCTTTGGTAGAGTGGGGGATAGGAGGACAGATCATAGGTCTGTACACCATGCCACCAGTCTCAAGTAACCTATGTCTAGAGCTTAGTTCTTTTAGAACCTCAGGCGAGAAAGATACAAGCAATCGTTTCTTGTTACGGCCAGTCCAAATAATTTTACCATCTAAGATATCGGATTGCAATGCAACACGTAACATGTTGTGACCAAAGTCTTCCTTCTGTTTAGGAGTATACTTTGGAATAGTCAACATCTTCTCAGTGAATGCACGACATCTCTTAGGTGTCCAGTTCTTAATGAACTTAGACTGACGCATCCAGTCATCACGAAATTTTTTCTTTGCTTGTTGATACATAACAATAGCTAAGGCATCATCAGAGATGAGCTTACTTACTTGCTGTGCAGTGGGTGCATTCAATGGCATACCCTGAAAGAAATCTATGTTAACTACATTAGTTCTTGATAGAAATAATTGAATCACAGATCTAATAGTAATGTCTGCCATCTTAGCTGCGCCCAAGCTAAGCAAGGGAGGCAACCATTCAGGACTTTTGCGATGCCCACATACAGAATCAATCCATTGTTGATAGTAAGGTGTCAAGTGAATAACAGCTGACTCTAACAACAATTGCTCTGGCTTACCTTCATCAGGAGAACGTTCCCAATCTTTCCAATAACGTTCAACACCAGCCTCAAGTAGTTCTTCTTCCCAAAGAGATTGTTCTGTAATCCTTTGGTCTTTACTTTCTTTTGATAAGGAATCCCATAATGGCATTCAACTCTCCTTTGTCAAGGCTTCCCAACTCCACGGGTAAAGCCCTGCAATAATCTTACCTATTGCGTGTGCATATTGTCTGATCTCCCATTGTGCATGAGGATCAATACGTTGCTTATAAAACCTAGCATAAGCAGCCAACGAACCAGTCCAATACCATTCAGTATAACAACCTTGTGGTAGTACAAACCGTGCTTGCTCAGGTGCTACACCTTCAGCAATCAAACGTTCATAAGTTTGGATGCAACCTGACACTGCAAAGTGATAGTCAGAGTCAATGTTATGTGCATCAGTTTCTTTATCATAAACAAGCCAGTCACCTGATCCTTGCTTAGCATTGTCTGGTGCTGACCTCCAGTTAGGATGATACCATTCAGGAGTATCGTTTACATATCGTCTACTGATTTCATTCTCTACAAACCCTTGCTTGTGCTTAAAGAATTGAGTACGAATAGAGATAGGTGCTTTAATCCTTAGTGTAATCTGAGGGTGAGCGAAAGGAGTCCAGTGATTATTTTTTGCTAGATAATCAATAAGCTTTTTATCTTTGCCAGTCAATACATAAAACTCTGATTCGTGTGGTTTATTACCAACAAATTTATTAAGAGCC